CTTGAAGGCCGTCGTGACATCTATGCACAAGGTCTTGCTTCGATGATGAGCAACTTCTGATTTTTTTCTTGTAAGATTTATAAGCCATGACCAGCAGTGTACCCACTGGACAAACCGATGTTGATGACTGGTTTGATCTAGATAAATATCGCCAAGCTGCTGGCGTGGCTTACGAATTTTCCAAGAAAAAAATGGAGACTGCTGGTGAACAAGAACGTGAAACCATTGGCAAAGGCGCTCAAGAGCAACGAGCCTCCGGTGAACAAGCCCAGCGTTTCGCCCAGAGCGACGAAGAACGCGATTACAAACAAGCCCAACGAGCTTATCGATATTGAGCTGTTTGATTCCTGGGTTGACAATCTAGATTCTGCGTCCCAGGAATCATTCACAGCTTTTGCTTCCGATAACTATTCCGTTATCGAAATCTATCTGTATGCCAGGTTCTTAGGCTATGCAGGTAGCATCACTGCGTGTGATCTCTGGGTCAATACCCATTACAAAAAGCCGGATCATCGGAAGACTCTTTTGTACGAGATCTCGGAGATGCAGGAGGATATCCGCAAGCTCCGTCAGGCTGTAGAAAAGGAAGTTGTTAAGCGTGATGCAGGTGTTGCACGCATCGCTTCAATGCAAAAAGAACTCCGTGGTGCAATCGCACAAGTAGAAGAGTTTACAAACGCTAAAGATCGCAAGGGCTTGATCATGGCTGGTGCGGATAGAGCCATACGTGAGTTGATGTTTATTTTCAAAGACGATCCAATTGAAACACCCCTAGAAGAGGCGTCGCTTAGCGTGTGGTCTCGCATGCAGTTAGAAGAATAAAGAACATTAGAATATTTATAACAGATTTAAACAGCATTAATGGGCAGCTCTTCAGCAAGGTCTTATAGTTCTAGTCCTTTTTATAAGGAAGTTTACAAAAAATATGAAAGACGTTCTGATCGCAACGAACGCCTTCAAGAACGTCTTCGGAAAGTGAGTGAAACGCGTTCATCTTTACTTGGAAGGGAGCCAAATGCCGCATCTGCAGCAGTTGTCGGTGATGCTAAAAAACCTGCACCTGCAGCATCACCTATGCCCTTCAATGAATTGTTAAACGCAACTGAACAATTGCGAAATCGTAATCAAAATATGCAAGGCAATATTAGACAAATACGCAAAGAAAACCAAGCAATTCACTCAGGTGTTGCATCTGGTCTAGATCCCGCTGCTGCTTTAGCTCAGTATCAAGATCAACTGAAAATCAAAGCAGAAAGACGTGAACAACGTCAGGAAGCTAAAGCAGAAAGACGTGAACAACGTCAGGAAGCTAAAGCAGAAAGACGTGAACAACGTAAACTAAACCGTCGTTAAAACGATGTCTAAAAATAAAATGCCTCCACAGCTTCTGGAGCACTTCAAAAAGAAAGAAGCAAAGAAAGAAGATGGTTCAGAGATGAACGATAAAGAGAAGCGTAAAGCTGCTCTAGATAAAGCTCGTAAATACCAAGAACAGAAACGCGAAAAGAAATAGGCTAGTATTCAGTTAGACCCTGAATAAATACCGTGCCTTCTTATATTCATCTCGCCCATCGTCGTAACGCTCGCGCTGCTTCCAAAAACTACAAGGTCCGCGAGAATCCAAACGAAGGCTTGTTGCAGAAGGCACGAGAAGATTTTGGTTACTTTTGTGAGTACGTAGCTGATAAACCCCCGGCAGAACATCACAGGAATTGGCACCGGCACTTTGTCACAGAAGAAGACAGCTCTTGTCTAATTCGTATTGCTGGTCCGAACATTGATTTGCTTGCACCACGGGGCTCAGCGAAGTCCACAGTGCTCGGCCTCCTAACAGCCTGGGCTATTGGCATTCACACTCAAGCAAAACTTCCACTGCAAATTCTTTATCTTTCCTATACGGTTGATATCGCACGTTCCAAGTCTGCAACCATCAAACGCATTATTGAAAGCAAAAAGTACCAGGAAGTTTTCCCTACAGTTCGTCTTCTAAAGAACGTAACCAGTAACGAGTACTGGTCTATTGATCACAAATTTGCAGGCATTGACGTAACAGGTGACGAACAGTTTACTCTCTGTGCTGCAGGTCTTAAAGGTTCTGTGACCTCTAAGCGTTCTCATCTTGTAATGATCGATGACGCTATTAAGTCTGCTGCTGACATTTCCAACCCTGACATTCGTAAAACAATGCAGGATAACTGGAACGCTGTGATTGCACCAACCATGTTTGAAGGAGGCAGGGCGATCTGCCTTGGTACGCGCTTCAGACATGATGACATTCACGCGACTACTTTCAACGAACAAAACAATTGGACTCAGATTGTTCTTTCCGCGATCCAGTCTGATCCTGAAACCGGAGAGGAAGAATCGTATTGGCCGGAGATGTGGTCCTTAGATTACCTGAAGGAGAAGAAACGACAGGCACCAATCTCTTTCTCTTTTCAGTACATGAATCAAGTCGTCAGACAGAACGAGCTTTCTCTGACACCAGAACTGATTGTTAAGGCAGAGATCTCAACTGAGTTTGACGCCCTTGGCATCGGAGTCGACTTGTCTGCTGGTACCAAGGAAAAGAACGATTACACGGTGATGGTCCTAGGTGGGCGTATCGGAGATCAGATTCACATTATTGATTATCGCCGTTTGCGCGTTATGGGTAACCTTGAAAAACTTGACGCTCTTAAAGAGCTTCTCAATGACTGGTCAATTTTGGGTCGTGATGAGAAAGGAAATTATTATCCGACTTACTCAACGTGTGACATTTGGTCAGAAGCTGTCCAGTACCAGGCTTCTCTCGAAGCTGACTTCAAACGGATCTGTCTCAATAACGAAGCTCTCTACAATTTGATTTGGCACCCAGTCAAAGGGTTCCGTGCAGACAAGCTGGCACGTTTCCGTGGAATTATGGGGATGTTTGAAGATCGCAAGATCATCTTCAATAGGTACCGGAACTTCACAAATCTCTTCGAGGAACTCACGAATTTCGGTGTCAGTAGCCATGATGACTGTGTCGATGCTTTGGTATGGTTGGTGACCGGCTTGATGCGTAAAGGAAATCTGCAGCTTGATTACTAAATATTAGAATGAGAAAAAAGTTTTCTGGTTGTGGGTCCCGAATACGTAGCCATCGGCTTAACTGCCGTCATATCAGCTGTGACAGGCGGCAGTTGGGTTGCTGGCAAAATCCTGGGACGCCAGAACGACCAGATCCAGCAAGCTTTTAGTTACATTGGATCTCAGAAACGTAGGATTGATGTTTTGGAAGAAGATCTGAAGCGCATGCCTCTGGAGTACGTTTTAAAAGCTGATTTCCTGAGAGAAATCCAACAGATGCATGACAACTTTAATCAAATCAATAATAAACTTGATAAGCTAATGGATAAATTGCTCGAAGCCAAATGAACAGTTACATCCTTGAAGTAGAAGAAGATGATAACGGAGAATTGTTCATTACGTTTCCCGATGAGGTAATCGAAGATCTTGGTTGGCAGGAAGGCGATATTTTAAATTGGGATGTGCAAGGCAACGGTGTTGTTTTATCAAAGGTGCATGACGCATCTGGATATGAAGTAATAGAAGAGTAGAATAAGTAAAAAAGTAAGATAACAATGCGTTTCTTTGGCGGACAACCGGTCGACATGGGCAACGCAGGCGCTCTGCAGGCTCAAACACCTTTAAATACGACACCTCTTGCTCCAGTCTGGGGCGGCGGTCCTATGGTTCCGGGTAGTGTTCCGGGACGTGAAGGGTTCTTGGGTCCTGCACCAGGTACTAAGTACAAGATGGCTGCTGGTACCAATCCACTGATGGACCCAAGGTTCCAGATCCCTGGTGGACAACCCTGGAACAAAACTCCCATTCTTCCGGGCAAAGAAACAAAAGAATTCGAAAAGAATCAGTTCTTTATTCCACCGCAGCTACCTCCGGCTAGTTCCATGGGGAATATGGGTAATGTTGCTGGCTTAGCTAACGCACAGTTTTACAATGGCCCGCAGACGGCTCAAGTGCCTCCTGGCATGGTCAAAACAGTTTATTAAATAACTGCTAGTATCAAAGGAAAGGAAGATAGTCAATGGCAGTCGACGCTAAATCCCGCCTTAAAGAAATCATTGATTCCTACCTAGAGAAAGACGGTGGGGCAATGATTGATACGGGTGTCGTTGCGTCGCACCTCGCCCAGATGAAACTCTTTGGCATTCGCCAAGGCGTTGAATTCTTCCCGGCCCAGGATAACTTCGGTAATCAACGCAAAGATTTTATCGACCGCGTAATCAAATATAACCAAATCGACACACGCCTAGATTCAGTCTGGGATTACTTCCTTTGTGACGGTCAGGGTCTTTTCTATATCCGACCAACAAAAAACAATTATCGCCTTTATTTTTTCCGTAAGCACGAATATAGAACTTATTACAACATCGATGGCGAGCTTGATGAAGTCGTCATCATCTACAGCTATAAGGTCCGTCGCGGCTTTGGCTTTGAACAAGAGATTCAAGCCGGAAGCTTGACGGGACCTGCCTCCATGGGACAAGGTGCCAAGCGTTATATTCGTCTTTCCATTAAACGAAAGGAGATTACCGAAACCCACTCAGAAGGCGAAATTTCTTTCGAGCAACCGTCCTACGGTGTTTCGGGTAAAACCAAAACGTTCCGCAATACACTTGGCTTTATTCCTTGTGTAGAGATCTTCAATAACCCCAAGGGATTCTCAACAGAAGGTTATGGTGAGTTTGACGCTCTTGCCAACCATATCTGCACGCATGACGAAATGGTTCGCACCATGCGCAAGAATGTTCAGTTCTTTGGTAATCCAACTCTTCTTTCGTCTCGTCCCAAGACAGATTTGATGGAAGCTGGTGGTGAGGCAACTGTTCAGCGTCCTTCCATTGCGGCAAACTCTGGCTTTACAGGTCTTGGCCCGTTAAGTCAATCTCGCTTTAAGGCTGACCCAATCAGCCGTGGAGTCGATGGTCAGATCCGTGTTCCACGGGTGATTGCAAACCTGGAACCAAACGACCGTGTTGGTTACATCGTCCCAGATGCTATTACTGGAGACCAAAACTCTTTTGCGCGTCAGTATCGAGAAGAAATTCGTACAGCACTTGGCGGTGTTGATGAACTCTCCATTTCCGCTGGTGTGACGGCGACCGAGTACAAGTCTCTGTTTGGACGCGTTTCTGCAACATCCAAAAAGAAAGCAATTGCAATTTACACCTATGGTATTTGCCGTTGTCTTGAACTAATTATTTATCAAGAAGAACGTTTATTCCGCGAGACGTTGGCTGCTGCTGCAGGTCTTGAAAAACCCGTGGAACCTTCTGATGACGCATCGGAAGAAGAGGTAGGCATGTACAACGAGGCCATGTCGGGATTTGAAGGCCAAGTCAAGCAGCTGATGATGGCTTGCTTACGTACGCAACAAATTCCTCCTGGTGTTCTTGGTTTAATTCCAGATGGAGATATAACTATTCAATGGCGATGGCTTGGTCCTGTTTATGAAGATTCGACGCAAGATATCTTGAATAACTCCATTGTGGTGCGAAATCTGCAAGAATTAGGTGTTGATAGCATTGAAGCACTGAAATACCTCTTCCCGTCTAAGACGGATGAGGAGAGAGCCGAGATGTTATCTGGGTTCCCGTTCAGGATGGTGAACGAATTACAGAGTGCATACTCTCAATTCGCTCGTCTTGTGGGGGGAATGATGCAGACCCCTCACCCGCAATCACCGGACTTACCGATGGCTGCGGATCCGAGATTGGATTTAACCCCCTATCTGTATCGAACTTTAGAAGCCTTACAAAAGGAGATGAGTTATGCAGGACGCTACCGTCCAATCGATCCCACAGACGAGCCCAGTACAACCGGCGGTGGCTCCAAGCAGCTACGTGGCACCGGCTCCTCAGGCGGCTCCAGTGGCGTATCAGGTGGGTACCAGCTACCCCCAAGCGGTACCTCAGGCAGCCCCCAGCTACCAATCAGCCCCTACTCAGTACGCCCCCCAATCCCAACAGACGGATTCGGCGGGGAATCCATGGGAATCGGCGTTCAACAAGGTGGTGAACCTGCTGAGCGCACCAGTCCAATCCCCGTTCCAGGGTCAACCGTCAGCACCGACGACTCAATTTACCCCGGCGAATTACGGACAACTCAGCAGCCCAGCTACGCAACAATCGGCAGCGCCGACCTCGTATCTCAGCCAGGACTCATCGCCCAGCTATTCCCAAACCTCCTCGAATCCCTCCTTGGAGCAAATCGCGGATTACCTGGGTCTGAGCCAGGAAAGCCGTCAGGTGATCGACGCGTTCGGGGTGGAGGCTCCGGCAATTCTGAACCAGTACGCCCTGAATCTGGAAGGAATGCTGGACAGCGCCGTCGAGTGGGGAAACAACGCCGCTGAACTAATTAAAGGTTACGCTAACTTCGCCGTTAATGAGCACCAGGAGAACCTGGCTTACAACGAGATTCTTACCAATCCCGATGTGCTCAGCGATTACACCCTGAAGTTCTTTGGTCCTGAAGGTCCGTACCCTGTGTACGAAAGCGAGACCGAACTTGAAACCCCTGGTTACCGCACTGAAGCGATCAATCCTGCCATGGATCAATTCCCTGCTCCCCCTCAGGCCGCTGGTCAGCAACTGCCCGAAAACTTCTGGGGCAGCTTCCAAGAGCAAATGGCACGTGATCCCCAGAACGCCTGGCGTGTTTTGAATCAGGCTCAACCTCAAGTGGTTGCAAACAAATTGTTTGTGATGGAGTGATTCCAATGAAGCCATTAGGACAAACACGTCCGCTTTTGGCTTACGGGCTTCCCGCCGCCGCAGGTCTTGCGGTTGGCGGGATGCTTTCTAACCAAGGCGAAGATCCAGGTACTGCTGCCCTCGGTGGTGCCGCTGCTGCCTTAGGTGCTCGCGGTGGACTTGGTGCTGCACGTATGGCCGGTCGTTATGCACCGGTTATTACTGAGATGGTCCAATCTGCTGTTGTACCTGTAGGCAAAGGTGTTCTTGACTTAGCCGAAAAGGTCCCCTATGGAGGCAAGCGTATGGCCGCACTTGAGAAAGGTGCGCAAGGCTTGCGTAATGTTTACCAAGCAGCTGGAAGGATCACCCCTGGCATGGTTCAAAAAACCGCAGCCGTTGGCGCAGTTCCTCTTGCCGCTGGACTTGCAGGTCTTGGCGGTGTAGCTGCTGGTGCGATCCCATCTGCCATTGGTGTCCCAGGATTCCAAACCCAGATGCCAATCAATCCTGAAGGTTATGGTTCCAGTAATGCACAAAGCATTTACCCCACAACCTTGCAGCTTCCGTAAATAAATTACCGGCTGCTAAAATTTGTGTTAGATAAGACATAATAATGTCTGAATCTTTCACCCGATAAAAACACTTCCTGAGATACTGGAGGATAAAACAAAGTGTTTATTGACAACGACTTTCCTAAGATTTTGGGTGCGGAGCTCTACCGCCCTCACCCTGCGTACATTGCAGAAATGGCTGTAGAGCCCGTAGTCGTTCATGACTTCACTCGGCAGCCTGGTCAAACCGTTCAGTTAGACCGCTACAAGTTCTGGGGTACCCCTGGTACGAAGGACAGCCGCGAGCGTGTGGCTGACCAGACCATCGGTACTGCCAACAGCCGCAACATCACCAAAGAGAAGGTGCTTGTTGTGCTGAAGGAATACACCGGTCCTGCCGACCCGGGTGATCCAACTCAGCCTTCGACCTTCAAGATTGCTCGTGAGACCCTGATCACGGCTCAGCGCCTTCTGCTGGACACGGGCAACCTGAATATGTTCCACCAGTCCATCGGTAGCCTGACGCTGCTCGATGACTATCGTCGTTGGCGCGACCGCGTGTTCATTGATGAACTCGCCAAAGCCGAAGCCAACGGTGCCGCTTCCGACACCCAAGGTGGTTACTACTTCCCTGGTGGCAAGACCAAGGATTCCTCCGGTCGTATCACCTACACCGGCACTGAGTACACCGCTGATGTGCAGCAGTTCTCTGTGCGGACTGACCTCCTGACCGTGGTCAAGGATCTGCGTAAGCGTAACGTGCCGACCTTCGCTGATGGTCTGTATCGTTGCATCTGCGATCCTACCTTCATGATGCACCTGCGTCGTGATCCTGACTTCCGTGAGATTGCTCGTTACTCCGGTAACCCTGGCCAAGGCATGTACATGGGCAACCCCATGATGCCTAACAACGCCAGCTTCTACATGGGTCCCCAGGCTGGTCAAGGTTACTTCCTGGCTGGTGAGCCTGTGATGCCTACTGGCGTCCAGTTCGAAGGTGTGAAGTTCTTCGAGTCGACTAACTTCCCGACCAAGAACGTCACCACCTCCTTCGCTGGTACCGGCGGTGCCTATGCTGCTCAAGAAGTTGCACAAGGTTACTTCTTCGGTCCTCAGGCAATCGGCGTTGGTATCGGTGGCCCGAACGCTCAGGTGCTGATCAACAACAACGACGACTTCAGCCGCTTCATCATCTTGATTTGGCAACTGTACGCTGGCTTCGAAATCCTGAACAAGGACTTCGTGACCACCGCGTTCAGCTATGTGTCTGACGACGGCACCGTCTGATCTCGTAATACTTAAAACAAAAGGACAAATAAATGACCTATTTATCTTCCAAGAAGATCTACCCAGGTAACTGGGCAGAGCCTCTGAACGGTTGGTACAAGAACATTGATACCACCGATGACGGTACTAATAATGCTTCTAAGGGTGGCCCGACTTCGGTTCTGGCCATCCCCGGCTACCGTTACTTCCAGCAGCGTGGTTACGTTGCTGTGACCCAAACCTCTGGCTCCCCCCTGGTGACTGGCACCGTTATCGTGCCTTCTCCTTATCGCCAGGACGACACCCGTCCCGACATCACCGGCATGGTGATCTCTGGTAACACCACTCAGCCTGCTTACGTGTATCGCACCGCGATCTCCGTGGCTTCCGGCTGGGGCGACAACCGCGTTGCTTCTGGTGTGTATGCCGCTACCGGTAACGTGATCTCCTTCGGTCGCGACTCCAGTGGTCCTACCGCAGCTTCCGGTGTTGGCGAAGGTCCTATCCAGGCCAACCTTTCTTCTACCGTTTCTGGTGACGCAGCCACCAAGATCTACTTCGCTGGTGGCAGCCAAGCCTTCGGTACCAACCCCTTCATCACCGCCACTGGTGCTGCAGGCGTTTCCGGCGGCGTGCTGTACTACGCAGCTACCACTGGCACCACCATGAAGGTGTTTGCCAAGGGTGCCGCTAATGACACCAGCACTTCCGGTGGTATCTACATCTCGGACGCTGATTCCGCTGCTGGTCTGACCGGTTACCTCGCCGTTGAGATCTGCTACATCCAGCCCGATGACGCTCCTGCGTACGAAGATATCGAAGCTTATCTTCCTAACCGCACTGTCAGCTGAGTAAGTTAAACTAGGACCAGAAATAAACTTCTGGTCCTTATGCTTTATCAGCACAAAAAGACAGGCGCTCGTGTCAAAGTTATAAGCGAGTGGGATAACGGCGACTGGTTCATGGTCGAAGATCAGGACGGTCGCCTTTATACTGCTTACAAAACGGAATTACTTCCCGACGAAGCAGCGACTAAAAAGGTCAAAGCTTTACAAGTAAAAGATAAAGCGTCCCAAGAAGAACCACGCACATTCCCACCCGATAATCGACTTAATGTAAATTCTGCAACTGCTCAGATGATTGCAGATCACATTAAGGGAATTGGTTTGAAAACAGCGCGAGAGATTAAAGATCTTCAGATGTCCTTATCGGGTGAAAGGTTTAGCTCTCTCGAACAGCTCAAACAAATCAAACGAGTTGATTGGGATGCCGTATTCTCAGCTGATTTGATCCGAGTGTGAAGACAGGCCCCTGGGAAACCAGGGGTTTTTATTTTAGAATAAAAAGAAAACAAATAATATGGCTGGCCTAATTCCTGCGGGTTTTATTGTTGACTATCGCAAAGACAAACTTCCAACTACTGGGGATCATCTTGACCCCCGGATTATTCCGCAGTTTGGTCCAAATAAAGGCAAACCAATCAATCCACGTTCTGCAAAATTTCTTTTGCAAAATTTGTTGCTAGGTGACAAACCTGTTGTTGAACAAAGACACGGTACTTGGCAATTTAATTTTCCAATCACAAGTGAGTTTGGCGGCAGAAAAGCCCCTACCCCTGGAGCAAGCACGTTTCACAAAGGGATAGATATTGCTGCACCTGCTGGAACGCCCATTAAATACAGAGGTTATGGTTCATACATACCAGGACAAGGTTTAGGTACTATTCGTACGACCGACGCTCAAGGCAATCCGTACGACATTCAACTTCTTCATACCACTCCAGGCAAAGCTTCTGAAGTTGTCGGCGGCACTCCACCACCAGCGCCCGTCTTACCTCCTCCCCCTGGTCAAGAGCAACAACAAAAACAAGACACTAGAACATCAGATCTTCTAGAGGCTTTCTTGTACGGAACACAGTACAAAGGAAAAGATAAAGAAGAGAAACCAACGCTTGCAAACCAATTACTTGCTGGTGCCCTATCCCAAGCATTGTCACCGCAGAAAAGCTTTATTTCGCAATACATCCAAGAAGAACCTTACCTCCAAGGGCAAGCCGCATCTACCTACGATTACTTGCAAGGTATTCTTTGATTACTGCAATCTATAATGAATTGATAGCAGAAAATAGACGTGCAGCTCTCTGATTTCGATAAAAGTAGAGTCAGGTATCACCTGGGCTATTTCACTGTTTCCGTCCCAGCGGGTGACTACGCTCGTCTGGAAGAAGCAATGAACACAGTCCCTGATTCTTATTTCTACGACAAAATCATTATTCAGATTGGCCGCTGCGATACTGCAGAGAAGAAGACAGAGGTTGCGACTTCGCCTTCCACACGTCTTGAGAGCATTGCTGGTGACGTGGATCGTACGATTCGCTCCAGTAATGCCAAAGAAGCGCTTAAAGTATGGGATGAGATCTATCTTTACGAAACCAATCGTTTAGCTCAGATTCTCTACGTTCCCAACTACAAAGATCCTTTCCAGGCTCGCTACCGCTATGAGCGATCAGGTGCGGAGTTTATTCAAGCTTTACCTGGTCCTGCTGACACTGCAGTGGGTTCTCGTATTTACCTTCGTGAGGTTTGTCGATAATGGCACCTAAATCACCAGCCGGTTTCCTTTACAACTTTTTGGGTCGCGCTGTACAGGATCCAACCAATTATCGTTTCTTACAGGAAGCTGCTGGCAACGTTCTTTCCCGTGCCATTCCAAAGAATGTGAACTGGGGTGGACTGCCAACTCAGTTTTTAAATACTCTTAGCGATATCAGTAAGATGGCCCCTGGAGCAGCAAAGGAAGCTGCTCGCACCAAAGCAAAAACAACTTTAACTCGCGCTGCAGTTTCTCCACCATCACCTTCCTCTGTACGCATTGGCCCCGGTGGCTTGCCAAGCGCTCCTCCGATTGGGACACCTGTGGTGCGTCCCCCGGTAACAAGTAGGGCACCTTCCACATCTCTCCCTGGAGGCGGGCCTTTTAACATTGACAATGCGCTTCGTCGTGCCACGGGATTTACTGGATCTCCCGCACAGCTCGCAGCAAAACTCGGAATACCTCTTGATAAATTAAAATCAGTTGCTCCTCCTGCGCCTTTCTCGATGCCGATGGAGGGCTTACTTGGACCGTCAAGTCCTCTTGGTCAGATCACTGCAAGGACATCGATGTTTGCAGGAGCTCCTCAGAATGCTCTTCAAACAGGCATCGGGCAAATCGGAGGTATGTTTAGGAATCTCCAAGGACTTGGACCAACTGCACTCAATCCCTTAGCAACACGAACCCCAACAACAAAGCTTGGAAAATTCGGTAAAGCGTTCAATCCACTCAATCCGCTTAACCTTGTTGATATGGTCAATCCAGCACCAGGTATCACCGTTGGTGCAAGATTAGCAAGCAGCCTTGGTTTAACCGGTGCAGCAGGTCTTGGTACATCAGTTGCTGGTGGCCTGGCTGGTTTTGGCGCATTAGAGGCACTGTTTCCGCGAGGCACTGCGGACGGTACATTGGTAGCTGCAACCGAACGAGGCGACTTTACTCCGCAGATTCGTCGGCAAGATACACAAGGCTTTATAGATCAAAGTACTCTGGGTGCTCTTGCGCCTCCACCTCCAACCCTTCCGCCTCCTGCAGGTAGTCCAGGGTTGCAAGCCGGACAATTCACTGCTCCCCCTGGTGCACCATCTGCACCTGGAGTTGTGTCTAACGGGGCCGGTGTTCCCGCACAACGTCAGAATGTTCAACAACGCCAAATCTCTCAAGACGTACTTAATGCTGCTCA